TTTTTAACAGGTCATTCTCCATTTTCAGCAAATATATCTCTCGCTCCAGTTGGGCATTCCGTACCCGCAGCTCCTCTTCCGGTGTACGGGGTGTTTGCTGTGCTGTCCTTTGGCCGCGGCGATCTTCCAGCCCGGCTATCCCCATGGCCTGATATTTCTTAATCCAGGTCCGTACGGTCGTTTCTTCTGCTTGTTTCTCCGCCGCTATTACCCAAATGCTTTTTCCCTGCTCCAGATGGGCTTTTACTGCCTGCAAACGCTCCTCCAGCGTATATGTTTTCCTTGCCATGGCCTTTCCCCCTTCTTTTCGAGTGCTTTCTCCATGGCTATTATACGCCCTTATCCACCGCAATAAAAGATTTTCCGATCGTATGCTATACCGTCTTGCAATAGACAGCAAGCTGCCCCCTCCTGAAAGATAATCTGCCACTGCTTTTCGTTTGGTTTCTTCATCGTAGGACTTCTGAGCCTTATTCCTATCTTGAAGCCCTGCTTCCTCCTCTGCTTCGTAATGGCTGATCCATTTCTCTATTGTTGATGGATGTACTCCAGCGCGTCGCGCTGCTTCCCGTATGCGCATCCGCTTCGCTAGACATTCTTTTATCAGCAGCAGTCGTTCTGCTTCCTCTACTTCTGCACGTTTCCCCATTTCCCTCCTGCCTTTCTTTATTTCCCTGTCTGCCATATGGGGAGCATATCAAATTGTCGTTGACCTCAAAATCGTTTGCGCAGGATACGGCAGACAAGCTGGGTGTTGTCCGCCGAACAGTTGAGCGACAGATTCAAGCGGCTAAAAACTTGACTCCGGAGGCAAAAGAAATCCTCCGTTATGTCGATGTGTCGCGGGAGAGTGCTCTGAAAATCTCGCGCCTTGCTCCGGAGGAGCAAAAGGAAGTGGCCGGTCTTTTGGCATCCGGGAAGATTAAATCTGTAGATGATTACCTTTCCTCTGCAATAGTAACTGCACAAGCAGGCAGTTTGCAAAAGGTCGAGGAAAATGCTGCTGCCGCAGAGGACGGTGCCACACCAGTGCTGCAAAGACAGACCGCCCCCGAACCTACGTTGGAGCGGGAGCCAAAATTGGAGGACACACCCATGCCTGATAAAAGAGTTAAAGTGTCAAAGGCGGGCAAGTCACCCAGACAGGAAAAAGACTGCCACCCGCAAAAGGTAGAAGAAACGCTCGGGGCGGGAGGAATTGAGGATACTGTTATCAAACGGGGAGCGTCTTCGCCTGATCCACCCTATTCTCTCGGTGGCGTGAAGTATGCCACAATTCGAGAGTCTGTAGCGGATTTGAAGAACCCGGATAAGGATTGCAGCAATACTCCAGATAGTTTTCTTGCTGAAATTACAGAGTTTGTACGCAAATTCCTGCAAGAAATCGGCTGGTTCAATATGGAGGACTATGAGCCGGTTTTTCCTGCCCTGACGCAGATTCAAGCCGAATATTTTCAGCAGCAAATGGAGAAAATTCTCTCTGCTGTGAAAGAGTTATCCCACCATGTTCAGAAAGGAAGAGCCAAGCATGAGTAAAAGAAGCAGTTCCAAGGCACGGAAACCCAATCAACAGCCCGGTATTGAAATTCCCGCTGCATACTTTGTTGAGCGCGTCATCTCTACGGACAAGTTGACCTCCGGTCTGCCCTATCAGCGGCCCGTGGAAGATAAAGAGGTGGACCGTCTGGTCAGGGAGTGGGACGAGCGACTGTTTGAGCCGCTGGCTGTCAGCTACCGGGAAGGGCGCTACAATGTGATTGATGGGCAGCATAGGATCTCCGCCATGCGGAAACTCCATGGCGGCCGAGAGGTGATGATCCGCTGCAAGGTGTATAGCGGCATGACCTATGAGCAGGAGGCGGAGTTGTGTTATAAGCTGGACAAGGCAAAAAAGCGGCTGAGCCTGTCCCAATCCACCAATGCCCTGGCGGAGTCCGGTATGGATGCGGAGACCACAGAGATACGGCAGCTTATGGGCGACGCCGGTTTTACCTGGGCGCTGGGACAGCGCCACGGCGGAGAATACGAGGTCATCGCCACCAGAGCTGTTATCAACGCCTATCATTTTCTCGGCAGCACGGCTTTTTCCCGAATGTTCCGGCTTCTGGGCAAAACATGGGAAAGCGACCCGCGGTCTGTCATGGGGCCAGTTTTGTCCGGCATGGCTCTGTTTTTGAAGACCTACGGCGAGGAACTGGGAGATAACGCCTTTGTCAAACGGCTGTCCCCTGTTGATCCGGATGAAATTATCCGGCGCGGCAAGCTGGACTTCAGCACTAAGAACGCATCTCTGCGCTATGCCAAGGTCATTCTGGAGAAATACAACAGCGCAAGAGGCGGTAAGAAGCTGACCTACCGCTTTAACGTGTGATGCTATGGATGCTATGAAAGATAAAGCATCTGTGTTCTGGGGCGTTGTATTCCTCGTTCTTTGCTGCTGTACTCTTTTAACCACGTTGTCTTGTTCCAACGATGAACAGCGATTCTATTACTCTCCCGATCAGGTGGAGTCTTATACCGCCGGTAATTTTGACCAACTACAAATTTGGAAGATTTACCGACTCAGCACCGCAGATGATCCCGTTCATATTTCCACAAGCGATTTTGAATTAAACGGCTGGCGCTATCATATGCTGGAGATGGACAAGGATGAATTGGACGGGCAGGTTACCTACACAGTAATTTTCAACGGAACAAAAATTCGATGATGGGAGGAGGTTTATTGAGTGGAGCAGACTTTGCCTACGGAGCAAGAGCTTGAAGCTATGCGGACCGTGGACGTTCACAAAGTTGACCCGGAAACCCTGCGTGATATCCGGGATGTGCAGATAAAAACAGAACTTCCCAAGCATGAGCGGATGCTGGACTTTCTGCGGCAAATTGGGAATCCCTACTGCTACCGGCACGGAAAGTATGTCGTAAAAGTCAGCTTTGCGGAGACTGATGTTACGCTGGAAGACCGGCTGCTCAGCTACATACGGTCTAAATGCTGAAAAATTTTCTGGACAAACGGGGGACGGCCTGATATAATAAGTACACATAGGTGAATTGAATCAGTGCCTCCCGCTTGTCCAAGGGCCTACTGGGCCTTTAGACAGGGAGGTTTTCTTATGCCCGAAAGCACAATCAAAGTGTGGAATACCTGCGGGTATGTCCGGCTCTCCCGCGAGGACGGTGATAAAGAGGAGAGCAACAGCGTCAAGGGTCAGAAAGAAATGATTCGTGATTATCTGCGCCGCACCCCGGATCTTCGGGAGTGCGATATGAAAGTGGATGACGGTTATACCGGTTCCAATTTTGAGCGGCCCGCGTTTCAGGAAATGATGGCCGATATCAAGGCGGGAAAAATCAACTGCATCGTTGTCAAAGATTTATCTCGTTTTGGGCGTGACCATCTGGAGGCAGGGACATACATCGAAAAGATTTTTCCTGTCCTCGGCGTGCGGTTTATCGCCATCAACGACCACTACGACAGCCTGCATCGCAATCCGGAATCCGATGAGCTGATCGTTCCATTCAAAAATCTGGTGAATGAAGCCTATTGCCGGGATATCTCCATTAAAACACGCAGCCATCTGGATATTAAACGCCGGAACGGGGACTTCATCGGAGCTTTCCCCATGTTTGGGTACAGAAAAGACCCGGAGAACCACAACCGTCTTCTGATTGACGATGAGGCCGCCGGTGTCGTGCGGGATATTTTTCGGTGGAAACTGGATGGGGTCAGTACGCAGGATATCGCCGACCGGCTAAACGCCGCCGGAATCCCTACGCCTATGGACTATAAGGCCGCGCAGGGCATTCGCTATCAAACGAAATTCCGTAAAAAAGCGGAGTCCGCCTGGTGCGCCAAAACCGTCCTGCGGATATTAAAAAATCCTATTTATATCGGGACACTGGAGCAGGGGCGCACAACGACTCCGACCTACCGGGTCAAACGCCAGGTCAATCGTCCGCAGTCTGAGTGGGCCATAGTGGAGAACAACCACGATGCCATCATTGACCGAAACGACTTTGAAACCATACAAAGGGTGCTGGCTCTGGATACCCGTACCAGCGTAGGTGGAGAGGCTGTTGAGTTTTTCTCCGGCCTCCTGTTTTGCGGGGAGTGCGGCGCCTCTATGGTGCGAAAAACGGTCTCCTCGGGGAAAAAGAAATATGTGTATTATGTCTGTTCCGCCCATAAACAGGACAAGACCTGCTGTTCCGCTCACCGCCTGCGGGACATTACTCTGAATGAAATCGTACTGGACTCTTTGAAACAGCAGATTCACAACGTAATTGATTTATCTGATCTGCTGCAAATGACCGATACGGCACGGCTCCGGCAGGCCAGTATGCAGCGATTGCAGAAACGGCTCGACCGGAAACGCCAGGAGATCGAGCGGGCGCAGATGCTTTTGCAGTCGCTCTATGAGAATCTGGCCGATGGTATCATTGATCGTGATGATTATAAGGATTTGAAAGCAAAATACACCCGCCGCCGGCAGGAAGCCGAGGAACAGGCAGATGGCATCCGGGAGGAAATGAGCCAGGAGCTGGCAGGTTCCTCTGAAAACCGTACATGGATGGAACAGTTCCGTAAATTTCAGAACATCACGGAACTGGATCGGGCCGTTATTGTGACCTTGATCGAGCGGATCATGCTATGCAAGGATCACACGGTCGAAATCGTCTTCCGCTGGCAGAATGAATATCAATGGCTGGTCGATTTGGCGGTGCGTCAGGCGCATTCCGAACAGGGGGTGGGCTGACGTGGCACGGACGAAACGCAAGGTCAACTATGTGCAGCCCGTAATTGAGGTGGCACCCGCTCCTGAAAGCCGGGTCTACCGGGCTGGCGGTTACGTCCGCCTTTCGGTGGAGGACAGCGGTAAGCCGGGAGCGGATACGATCTACGCACAGAAGGATCTTGTTTTGAAGTACATCGAGAGCCAGCCGGATATGACCTGCTGCGGTATGTACTGCGACAATGGACGGACCGGGACAAATTTTGAGCGGCCGGAGTTTGAACGGCTGATGGATGATATCCGGGCGGGCAAAATCGACTGTGTTGTTGTTAAGGATTTATCTCGTTTTGGGCGCAATTATTTGGAAACAGGCAATTATCTGGAGCGGATATTTCCCTTTTTGAACGTTCGATTTATCGCTGTCAATGATAATTTTGACACGCTGACCGCTGAACGGAATGCGAACGGCTATATCGTGCCACTGAAAAATATTATCAACGGCGCTTACAGCCGGGATATTTCCAGGAAGTCCAGCTCCGCCCTGGCAACGAAGCAGCGCAAGGGAGAGTTCATCGGTTCCTGGGCGCCATACGGGTATCAGAAGTCTGCCGCTAACAATCATAAGCTGGAACCCAACGAGGAGACTGCCCCCATTGTCCGGATGATTTTCCAGTGGCGAGCATCTGGCAACGCCTATCTGCAGATCGCCCGTAAGCTGAACGAAATGGGGATACCATCTCCATCCCGATACCACTACATGAGAGGGGAGGTCAAGGCCGAACGCTACGCCAATTCCATTTGGCACGTTCCCATCATTAAGATAATCCTTCAAAGTGAGACCTATCTTGGACATATGGTGCAGGGACGCACCTACAACAGCCTTCCAGAAGGGCGAAAGCTGTGTAAGCGCCCAAAGTCCGAATGGGTTATTGTCCCCAATACGCACGAACCGCTGATTGATGAAGATACTTTCCGCATCGTTCAGGAAATGGCCGAGCAGTGCCGGACAACCCATCGGGAACTTGTTGGCCGCTTTGATGACCTGGGGCGTATCCCCCACATCCTTCGGGGCCTGGTTTTCTGCGCGGACTGCAAAAAGCCGATGATCCGTTATAAATATGTGTCTGAACGGTGTAGCCATCTGTACTACTCCTACATCTGTCTGACACATTCGGAAAACCCAGCCTCATGCCCTAAAAAGTATCTCAGGGAGACAACGCTGCTGGAGATTCTGTGGAACACCTTGCAGCGGGAGATTGCATTGGCCGGGAACTTGAAGGCGGCTTCGGAAAAATATGCCCGTTCCTCCAAAGCGGTTGACTCTGAGGATGCGATTATGCGGGAGATTTCTGACGCAAACGATGCGCTGGGACGGGCCAGAATGCTCTACGACAGCCTCTATCAAAACTATGTGGACCGGCTGATGACGGAAGAGGAATATACAGAGCTTCGGAGCCGCTACAAACGAGATATAGAAAACGCAAAAACCCGTCTGGCCGCCGCCGAACAGCAGAGACAAAACGAGCGGAAGAAAACTACGGACAATCCCTGGCTGGCTGCCTGTGAGCAGTATGCGAGTGAACTGGAGTTGACAGAGGAAATGGCCCATGCGTTGATTGAACGGATTGAGATCGATGCAGACAGTCACGTTTCCGTTACTTTGCGTTTCCGGGATGAGTACCGCGCTCTGATTGGCCTTTTGGTCGAGAACGGGGAGGCGGTGCCGGCGTGAGTGCCTATGTAATCGCGGAGTATCTGCGGCTGTCCTCTGAGGATGTGGATCTGAAGGATACTCAAAAGACAGAATCTAACAGCATATCAAACCAGCGCGATCTGTTAAACGCACATCTTGAAAAGATCCCGGAATTTGCTGAAGCGGAAGTGGTAGAGTTTTGCGACGATGGCTGGAGCGGGAAAAACTTTGAACGCCCGGCCGTCCAGGAGATGCTTGCCCAGGTGCGGCAGGGTAAGATTCAATGCGTGATTGTCAAGGATCTATCTCGTTTGGGGAGAGATTACCTGACCGTAGAGAACTATATTTCCCGCATTTTCCCCTTCCTCGGTGTGCGCTTTATCTCTGTCAATGACGGCATCGACAGCATACGGCCTATGGATGTGGACAATCTGGACACTTCTTTCCGGGCGCTGTTGTACGACCTCTATAGCCGAGATTTGTCACGAAAGGTACGGAGCGCCCAGAGGCAGCGGGCGCAGAGGGGCGATTTCGTATCCCGCTATGCGCCGTATGGGTACATCAAAGACCCGCAGAATAAAAACCGCCTGCTTATCGACCCTCCGGCTGCCGAAGTTGTACGCCGCATCTTCCGAATGGTAGGGGATGGACATTCCGCAAGGCAGACTGCGAAAGCCTTGAATCGGGAAGGCGTGTTGACGCCCATGCTGTATAAGATTGCCGCAGGTTGTACGCAAAAGGCGTGGAATAATGTTCAAGCGGAAAACTACTGGACAGACTCTGCTATTATCCGGGTTGTTCGAGATGAGCGGTATTTGGGCAAGGTCATTTTCGGGAAACGCTATTACGATATCATAGGCCAAAAGCACAGCGTTAAGGTCAGCAAAAAGGACTGGATCATCACGGAACACACGCATGAGGCCATTGTTACGCAAGAAGAATTTGACCGGGCACAGGCCGCTCTGAAGGAGTATGTAGAGCGGGATGTCCCTTCCGCCTACCGGCCTCTGCGAAAAAAAGTTCGGTGTGGCATCTGTGGCCTTGCCATGTCGCGGGTAGACGCAAAGAGTCCTCACTTTATTTGCCGTACTTCAAAGTGGACAGATGCGAGTCCCTGTGCAGAGGTACAGATATCGGAACACGATCTCTGGGAAATCATTCTGGATGGTATTCATCTGCGGGCATCTCTTGCAGTAGATTTCTCTCGGGTTTGGGACGCGCAGCACCGCCAGGACAAGAAGGACAGTCAAGCTTTATTAAAACAGATAGGAGATTTCCGAGACGCGCTTGCACAGCAGAAACAACTGACGGACCAGCTTTATGAGTCATTCGCTTTGGGGGAAATCAGCAAGGCAGAATATATCTCCCGGAGGGCCAGCATCAAAGAAGTCATGGATGGCCTGTCCGATAAGGTTGCTCTGCTAAAGGCGGAATTAGAATCCAGCAGTGGTGAAGCTCAGTTGCGGAATCCCTTTGTAGATGCTTTTAAGAAGTATGTCGCAGTTCAGGAGCTCACTGATGAAGTTGTTGCAGATGTTCTGACCGCAATTCATATTTTCCCGGATCATCGTGTAGAAATTGAGTGGAACTACCAAGACGCATTACAGGCGCTTGTATCTGCTGGGTATTTGGAGGAGGTGATTGTGTAAAAGCAGGAGTTCGCTCTGTTGGACAATTTCGACATTATCCAGCACAAAGCTATTTAATCCCCGTTCATTCACAGAATGTTTACAAAAAAGTGTGGGTCTATGCTTGACAGGGGCGAACGAAAAATACTGCGGCGATGTTCTGATGCAAAAGACCTATACCCAGGACTGCATCAGCAAAAAACAGATCCGCAACATGGGGCAGCTCCCCATGTACCTGGTGCAGGACAACCATGAGGGCATCGTCAGCCGGGACGATTTCAATGCGGTAAAGGCAGAGTTTGCCCGCAGGAATGCAAGGCGGGCTCCCAGCCAAAAGCTGGCCCCCACTGGACGCTCCTGCTACAGTGCCAAGTACGCCCTCACCGAGCGGCTGGTGTGCGGGGAGTGCGGAACCCTCTACCGCAGATGCGTATGGACAAAGCGCGGCCAGAAGTTCGCCGTGTGGCGCTGCGCCAGCCGGGTGGACTACGGTACGAAATACTGCCACGCCTCCCCCACACTGAGGGAGGAAGCCCTGCAAGCCGCCATCCTCTCCGTTATCAACACCGTTATGAGCCAGCGGGAGACGCTGGTGGGGCAGATCGAGGACGCTATGCGGATGGAGCTGATTCCCTTCCCCGGTTCCCTGAGCGTGTCGGACATCGACCAGCGGCTGGAAGATCTGGACAAGGAGTTTCAGACGCTGTTCGCGGATTCCAAGGACGGCGGCTTTATGAAGCACGCTGAGGAGTTCAAGCGTATCTCCGCTGACATGGCAGCCCTGAAAAAGCAGCGGGCCAGCCTGCTGGACCGGCAGAACAGCGACTCCGCCACCAGCCGACGCATCGCGGGCGCCATGGATATCCTGAACGCCGGCTCCGGGGCGTTTACGGAATGGAACGAGAGCCTCATCCGTCAGCTGGTGGATACGGTGAAGGTGCTGTCGGCAAATCGGATCAGGGTCTACCTCCAGGGCGGAATTGAGATCGAACAGGAACTGTAAGGAGGCAGGGAGGATGATCTATATCACTGGCGATACCCACGGCGGCTTTCAGCGGTTCGGGATGAAATACTTCCCGAACCAGAAAGAAATGTGCCGTGAGGACTATGCCATCATAGCCGGCGATTTCGGGGGCCTGTGGGACGATTCCCCCAGGGAGACATACTGGCTCGACTGGCTGGAGGAAAGGCCGTTTACCACCCTTTTTGTGGACGGGAACCACGAAAACTTCGACCGGCTCAATGAACTCCCTGTCCACCGGTGGCAGGGCGGGAATGTCCACTATATCCGTCCCCATGTCCTCCACCTGATGCGCGGTCAGGTCTTTGAGATCGGCGGGCTGACCTTCTTCACCATGGGCGGCGCAGGCTCCCACGACATTCAGGACGGCATCCTTGATCCTGCGGCTCCTGACTTTGAACAGGAATACTGGTTCAAACGCAGGACACGGCAGATGTTCCGGGTGAAGGGCGTCTCCTGGTGGCCAGAGGAACTTCCCTCGGACGAGGAGTACGCAGAGGCGGTCAGGAATCTGGAACGGGCCAACTGGAAGGTGGACTGCGTCCTGACCCACTGCGCTCCCACCAGCGTCGTGAAGAAACTGAACGAGAGCTACGCCTCCGACCGGCTGACCGATTTCCTCCAGACGGTCATAGAGCGGTGCCGGTTCGATTACTGGTTCCTGGGCCACTACCATCAAAACAAGGTGGTCGACGACTGCTTCATTGTCCTGTGGGAGCAGATGGTGGAGCTGAAATGCGAGTAAGAGAAAATATCTGCTAAAATTCAAGCCCTTGATCCACAGCAGGTTCAAGGGCTTGAATCTTGGCAGAAAAGAAAAACGGCGCGCCTGCGCCAGAAAGGAGAGAGCTGGATGAATGTCAGAAAATCCATTGATTACAGCGCCATGTTCGCGGCGCTGGACACGCTGTTGTCGGCAGACCTGCCCCAGATGAAACTGTACTGCGAAATTGGCCGGCTGGTCAGCGGCAGGCTGGAGAAGGGCGCGGCTGTGGCCGCGGCGGAGTATCTGTGCGGCGCGTATCCTGACGCCTCCGGCTTTTCTCCCCGGAACCTGCGGAGAATGCGGGAATTTTACCGCACATATGAGAGCGCGCCGGAGGTGTTGGCTCAGGCCATGACCATCAGCTGGACACAGAACGTGGTCATTCTGGAGACGGATCTGACCCTCCAGGAACGGTCCTGGTACATCCGGGCCGCTGGGCAGTTCAGATGGTCTAAGCTGGAGTTGCTGAGGCAGATCCAGGAGCGAGCCCATGAGACAACCGTCCTCGACACTGCGGCTGATTCGTGTTATAGTAACAGCAGCGGAGGGGATGAGGATGGCACGCAAGAAAAAGAAACTTCCGGGACATTTCTGCAAGGTCTGCGGGATGCGGAAGTCCAACGAGAGCTTCAGCGGCAAGGGTCACGCGGCTCATATCTGCAAAGCCTGTTCCCGCCTTTCACCGGCACAGCAGGCGGAGGAAATGACACTGCGCCGCCTGGAAAATCTGCCGCTCCGCCGTCTGACCGAGAGCGAGATGACGTGGCTGAAAAATCGAACCCACGACCACCGGCCCGAGGTCAGGGAGCTGGCCTGCATGGTCTATGCGGGAAGATTTCCCCGTTTGGCGCGGAACCAGAAAAAGCAGGAGCTGTCGATCTTAACATTGGAGCTGCGTATCGCTGGAGATATCTGCGACCCTTATGGCGATCCGGTGTATATCAACGGAAGCTATCAGATCAGCCGGATACCGCCGGCTGTTATTCGCATACAAGAGGATGGGTTACGTCAGACAGTAGAGCCGCCGCCCAAGATTCTGTCAAAGCTTCTGAAGTGGACAGTACACACACTGGAAATTTTCTGGTGGGACGACGATTATTGCTGTCCTGCCGATGTTGAGCCAGCGGATGAGGAACCACCGCTGTGGAGCGTCCATGTGGAATACTCCAATGGCGAGGTTCAAGATATGAGGTCGGCGGATGATGTTCCCAATCCTGTGTTGGAACTTTTCTATGCGCTTTCCGAGCTTTTTGAATAGACACAAGGGTACTGCTGTGCTATAATGGATGAAAAGTCCCACCAATGGAGGATAGAGCGATGAGCAGGGATACAATCAAGGATCTGACCCTGATGCTGATGTACCTCACCTCCTGGGAAGAAAGCCTCGTTCCGGGTATTCGGAAAAAGCCTGACCACGCCGGTATCTATCCCAGAGCCCGTATCTGCTGGAAGGGATACGATTTCAGTATCCTTAATGAGTTGACCGATGAAGGCTTGGTTAATGCCGGAAGCCGCAGCAAGTCCGTTTCTTTCACGGATGAGGGCGCGGCAAAGGCGCTGGAGTTGCTGAGACAGTATGGGATCTCTGTGGGTACTGAGAGCGGAGAGGAGGCTGGAGCGGATGGGACAAAATGATAAGATCCAGCTTTTCGAGGACAAGCGCATTCGCACTGCATGGGACGAGGAACAGGAAGAATGGTTCTTCTCGGTCGTAGATGTGGTTGCTGTTTTGACAGACCAACCCGATGCAAGGCACGCAAGCACATACTGGGCGGTTTTGAAGAAACGGCTGAAAGAAGAAGGTGCGAACCAACTGCTTACAAACTGTAAGCAGTTGAAAATGACAGCTGTTGATGGCAAGAAACGACTGACCGACGTGGCGGATACCGAGCAACTTTTGCGCATCATCCAGTCCATCCCCTCTCCCAAGGCGGAGCCATTCAAAATGTGGCTGGCCCAGGTTGGACGAGAGCGTATCGAGGAAACCATTGACCCGGAACAAACCATTGAAAGGGCCTTGGAAACATACCGCAGAAAGGGATACAGCCGTGAATGGATCAACCAGCGGCTCCAAGCAATCCAGGTTCGCAAGGAATTGACGGATGAATGGGATGCGCGAGGTGTCCAGCAGGGTATCGAATACGCTATCCTGACAGATGAGATCTCCCGCGCCTGGTCTGGAATGACAACCAGGCAGTATAAACGCCTCAAGGGGTTGAAGAAAGAGAACCTCCGAGACAATATGACCACGTTGGAATTGGTTCTGAATATGCTTGCTGAGGCTACCACTACAGAACTTTCTAAAGAACACCAGCCCGAAACCTTTGAGGAAAACAAAAAAATTGCAAGGCGGGGCGGCAGGATTGCGGGAGAAGCTCGAAAGTCCATTGAAGCTGATACTGGAAAGCCAGTTATTACATCCCAGAATGCGGCCCAACTCAATCAAGTGGTAACCGACATGATCGAGGGAGTAGTCGCTGAGACAATCGATAAACCTGATACGGATCAATAGTAGTTGCTCAAAAATTGTGGTATATACCAGAAAATCCTCCTAAAATAAAAGGCCGTTGCTTCGAAACTTTTTGTGGTATGCTGTCTACCTATTTTGGGCGAGGGGTTCGAAAGTGGGCACCCTCTCCACAATAAGAGGTCAAAAAAGATTTTTGGTGAAAAAACCAAGAGTTTTCAACGCCTCAGAGGTCCTTGGATAGCGAAAATCCAAGGACCTCAAAATTTAGATTTTTCCCCAGCCAGTATTCATTCAAGTACGACTTGAACGTGCGGCACAAAATTGAAAAAGGGCGCTGAGCACTTCAAGCGCCAGCATTTCAGGCGTCGATCTGTCGGTTCCGAGTGAGCCGATATGACCGGCGCCCTTTTTGATTTCAAAAAGGGCGCTAAGATCAAACTGCACAGCAGAGGATACAACAATCATAGACGAAAGGTAAAAGCGCCAGCGATCCACAGCAGCAATTGAAACAGCCAGTGCCCATTTTGAAAATAGGCAAATTGAAAAAGGGCACCAGGTATTTGATGTGAAAAAGTTATATTTTTATGGAGATGACAAGGAGGATAAAAATGAACGCAGAACAAAAAAACCGGTATTTTCAGGAACTGGCCTTGAACCTCCGGCACGAAGGCTTCACCGTAAAGCCGGAAACGGCGGAGGGTCTCCTGCCGGTGGAGCTGGACAGCCAGCGTCTCTGTCTTGCTCTGGATACCGGTGCGGTGAGGTATTGGCGGGAGGATGTGGCAGGCGACAGCAGGAGCGCGGCACTGGACAGGGCAACCGACATCGCCAGGATCACCGCCGAGTACATGAGCCAAATGGAGGCGGCGCCCCAATTGACAGCCAGCGGCCTGAAGGGAGACTACAGGCTGCTGGCTGATTTCAACGACGTGGTCCTGGCGGGCCACCCCACCAAGTATGGTGTGCAATTTGTCACCTGGGCGCGGATACAAGAAGGGACTGCCTTAGACCAAGGGCACTACTACGGTCCCTCAGTGGGCAAGGACAGCTACACCGCTGCCAAACAGGACTTTGCTGTCCGCTCCGGCCTTATCCCCCGCAGCGCCCTTTTTACCCCGGAGCAGCTGACGGAGGTCTACCGCTGCATCCAGGAAACGCTGGAGAATTCCTATCCCATTACAGATGAGCGGCAGAAGTGCCTGCAATCCACCGCAGAGCAGATCGAACATAGCGTCCCGGATCTGGATGGGCGGGTAACCCTTTCCAACCAAAAGGAGCTGGAGTCTGCGCTGGAAGACAGTGGGATGCACTTCTGCTAAAAGTCAATATCTGAAACAATTGTGAGCCGTTTCCCGAAAAAGGGGTGGCGCCCTTTTTGTTTTTGCCCCTTTCGGGAATTGCAAATGGAAGGAGTAAAAACAATGCCTCGATATTTTATGAGCGGCACCCGTCTGGGAGGGCTGGAACGTATGATGATGGACCCATCCAGACCGGCCCCCACCCACACAGATCTCCGGAGGAAAAGGCCCCAGAAGAAGCTGCTGTGTGACCGTCCTGTCAAGCCGCCTCCCCCCGAGCGGGAGATTAAGGAGGAGGGCGTATGAGCTATATCATCAAAACGGTACTACACAATCCCCAGCACCCGGAGTATGGTCAAGCCACTGTTTCCTTCCCTATCCCGAATGACCAGTACGATCAAACCATCGAAATGCTCCAGGCGATGGAGCTGGGCTTTTCCAGAAATCGGGACTGCATGGTGGATGAACTGGACAGCTCGTACAGCGTACTGGAAGTGCTCAAGGACACGCTGGTCAATGTGGATCAGCTGGACTATCTGGCGAAGCGGCTGGACAGCTTCTGCACAGAAGAGTCCGCCCAGTTCCAGGCCATGGCCGACAAGCTGAACCTGACCCATATCAAGGACTTCATCAACCTGACGTTTTGCTGTCAGCAGGCCACGGTGATTACCGGCTTCTCTAATTTGGAGAAGATCGGGAAGGACCACATCGTTACGCTGAACGGCGGCGGGATGCCGATGGACCAATACGAGGCAATCGACGGCAAAAAAGAAGCACTCCAGCTCATTCAGGGCGGCGGCGGAACCATCACCCCCTTCGGTGTGGTCTACGACAACGGCATGGAACTGGAACAGCACTACAATGGACATCAGTTCCCCGCGTATCCTTACGACAGTTCTCTCATGGTGCTGGAGATCACACCCAAACAGGGGCTCACAGAGGGGAACAACCCGGAATATCTGTACCTCCCCGCTTCGGAGCATCAAATCGAACGGACACTGCTCCGCATTGGCGTTACTGCGTTATACGATGCCCGGATATGCCTCGATTTCGATGAGCTGCCGGAAAAAGTGGCAGAAGCTCTGGATCTGGATCACTTAAGCGGCGACGGTCTTCCAGCCCTTAACCGGATGTGCCGGGCGATACAGCCGCTGAAAGAGGCGGATATGGAAAAACTGAGCGCGGTGGTGTTGATGACAGAAACATCAGGCGCAGACTCGATCTGCCGTCTGGCAGAAAATCTGGATCAGTTTGACTTTGTCCCCGGCGTTCAGACTCCAGAGGAGTACGGAAGATACATGATCCAGCAGTTGTAAGCAGTCAAGTAAAAAGGGCCAAATTTCGCCACAAAGTATACCAGTTTTGGGGAGGGGTTTCGCCACAAAGTATACCAGCGGAAAAGTTAGTTAGTAATGGACTGGCGGTGCTCCAGCCTGTAGCTGGAGCCGGTCATGTTAATAATCTCGCAGCGGTGGATGAGGCGGTCGAGGATAGCGGTGGTAATGGTAGCGTCGCCAAGGAAGTCGGCCCACTCGTCAAAGCCCTTGTTGGAGGTAATAATGAGGGAGGTTCTCTCGCTCATGGCGGAGATGAAGCCAAAGAACAGATTGGCCTCGGCGGGCGAGAGGGGCATGAAGCCCACCTCGTCCACCACTACGAGGGCAGCTTTGTGGAGATACTTGAGGCGGCGCTTGCTGGCGCTGGATATCTCGGCAGTTTTGAGGATGGTCATGAGATTGTCCAGGGTTTCAAAGGCCACGGAGTAGCCCAGGTCGAGGCCCTGGACAGCCAGGGAGAGAGCGAGGTGGGTCTTGCCCACACCGGGCGGACCAAGGAAGCAGATATTAAAGGCCTGCTCCACCCAGGTCATATCGGACAGGCGGAGCATCTGCTCCCTGGAAACGC